GGAATTTGAAGAAGATATTGACGAGAACGAAGATAAATAGTAAAAGGACTTATGGCAAAAGATATTAAATTATATAAAGATGGGCATGAGGTTATTATTAACGAAACTCAACTTGAAAATTTTAAAACATTAGGTTATAAGCAAGAACAAGATAAACAAGAAAAACCAAAAAAGGATAATAAAAAATGGCAACACATTTCGGAAAAGAAGGAGTAGTAACTGCTGGTGGAACTGGTATCGGTGAACTAACAAGTTACACACTTGAAACAACTGCTGATGTTGTTGAAGATACTCAACTTTCAGATGCAACAAAATCGTTTGTAACTGGTAGAACATCATTTTCAGGAACTTTAGAAATGAGTTATGATGAAACTGATTCTCCACAACAAACATTAACTGCTGGAACTACAATAGCTTTTATATTAGCACCTGAGGGTAATGCTTCAACAGATGAAACTTTTACAGGTTCAGGAATTGTTACAGGAATGAGTGTTAATGTTACGTTAGATGGAATAACTATGAGATCAGTTACTTTTCAAGGTACAGGTGCATTAACAAGAGGAACTGTATAATCCTAATTTATGTTAGTTATAGATAGAGTTAAAACTCACTTTGAGAATTTAAGAACTATTACTATTGAAGTTGATGAATGGAAAGATCAAAACGGAAATCCATCTGTTTTTTATTCTGAACCTTTAACCTTAGAAGAAAAAAACATTATATTTAAGAAGTCTAATAACTTCCAAGACTTAACTGTTCTTGTTGATTTACTTATAATGAAACTCCAAGTCAAGAATGACAAAGGAGAAATGATTAAAGCTTTTGAACCATTTGATAAACTTGCTTTAAGAAAAAAAGCAGATTCTAATGTTATTGCTACTATTGCAAATCGTATTCTTGCAGATGCTAATTACGAGGAAGCCGAAAAAAAGTAGAAAGCGACCCTGACACAAGGTCGGTAATGGTTGTTGCAGACAGACTCCACATCACAATTCAAGAAGTTTTAGAGATGCCCATAAGCCATTATAATCTTTGGTTAGCTTACTTGAAAAAAGAGCAAGATCAGTATAAAACAAGAACATCACTAGCTGAAGCAAAAAGGTTTAAAACATAATGGCACAAAAACTCAATATAGACATAGTAGCACGAGATAAATCCACACAGGCACTTGGTAGATTGCAAGGTAGTCTTGCAAAAGTTAAAGCTTCTGTATTTAATCTTAAAAATGCCTTTATAGGTTTAGGTGCTGGTTTAGTTATTAGAGGTATTGTTAATGCTGGTATGCAGATTGAAGAACTTGGTGTTCAATTAGAAGCATTATTTGGAAGTGCTGAAAAAGGAAAAAAAGCTTTAGATACTGTAACAAAATTTGCAAAGACAACACCATTTGAACTATCTAATATTCAACAAGGTGTAACTGCTCTAGCAACTGTTGCTGAAAAAGCAGAATCACTTGGAATATCATTTGAAGAATTATTAAAGATTACAGGTAATACAGCAGTTCAATTAGGTGGAGATTTTGCAATAGCTTCACAACAAATACAAAGATCATTTAGTGCTGGTATAGGTTCAGCAGATTTATTTAGAGATAAAGCCGTTACTGCTATGGCTGGTTTTTCTGCTGGTGTTAAAACAAGTGTAGATGAATCAATTAAAGGATTAGCAAAAGCATTTGGTACAGGTGGTAAGTTTGGTGAATTAACAAATAAACTAGCACAAACTTTATCAGGAACTATCTCAAACTTAAAAGATGCTTTTTTTACAATTCAAACTGAAATAGCTTCAGGATTTTTTGATGAACTAAAAAGACAATTAGGAGATTTGAAAAAATTTACTGAAACTAATGATGAAGCCATAAGAAGATTAAGTAGAGAAATGGGAGTTGTTTTAGCTGATGCCATTTTAAAATTATCTAATGGTATTAAAGTGTTAATTAAAAATTTCAAAGACTTACAAGCAGTATTAGGGGTATTATTAATTGCTTTTGGTGGTTTCGTGAGAATTATTGCTGGTGCAGTTTTAATTATCAATGATTTTAATAGAAGATTAGGAAAATTATTAGGAACTACTAAAGAAGTTAAAAAAGAAATGATTACTTTAAGAGATATTCTTTCAAGTGCAGATGCTAACTCAGGTTTTGTAGAACCATTGGAAGAAGCATTTGTAATCGTACACGACTTTGAACACGAACTATCACACAGAATACCAACTGCAACAGAAAAAGCTATACAGAAATTTAGAGAAATGAATGATGGTGTATTAGAAGATATTAAAAAGAAAAAAGAAAATATTAGAATGATTATTGCAGAGGGTATTAATAGTGGTATTACAAAAATGTCAGAAGCATTATCAAGATCATTAGTATTGGGAGAAAAATTATCAGACACTTTTAGAAACATGGCATTAAATGTTTTAGGTAAAATTATATCAGCTTTAATAGAACAGATAGCAAGACAAGCTATTTCTATTGCTATGGAAAATACTCAAATAGGACAGTTGATGACAAAATTAGGAATTGAAAAATTGATTACAGCAGAAAAAAACGCACAACAATCTGCTAGTTCTAATGGTAGTAATGATATGGGAAGTTCATTAATAAGAATGTTTGCTGGGGGATTTGCAAGTGGTGGTGCAGTTTCAAAAGGACAACCGATAATGGTTGGAGAAAATGGTGCTGAAATGTTTGTACCTAACCAAACAGGACAAATTACTCAATCTGCTAGAGGAACTGGTGGTGGTGGTTCAACTACTGTTAATTTTAATATCAATACAGTAGATGCTAGAGGTTTTGATGAACTATTAACTCAAAGTAGAGGAACAATAACTCAATTAATTAATCAAGCTGTAAATGAGAGAGGTGCGAAAAGTATTATATAATGTCAGGTGCTTTCCCTATATCAACTGCTAAATTTGGAACTTTAGGAATAAAGTCAATTCAAAATACCATTATATCTAAATCAGTATCAGGTAAAAGATTAGTTAGACAAATAGATAATCAAAGATTTGCTTTTACAGTTCAAATTATTACAGGAACAAGATCAAGCACTTATGGAGAGTTGATGGCTTTTATAATGAAACAAAGAGGTCAAAAAGAAACCTTTACAATTATCCCACCTGAAATAGAAGATGCTAGAGGTAATGAATCAGGTACAGTTTTAGTTAATGGTGTTCACGCAGTAGGAGATACAACGATTGCTATGGACGCACACCACAACGATAATCCACACGCATTTAAAGCTGGTGATTTTATTAAGTTCGCATCACATACTAAAGTTTATATGGTTGTTGCAGATGTTCAGGCATCTAGTAATGCTTCAACAGTTACAATAGAACCACCTTTACTTATTGCTTTAGCAAATGACTCAGTAGTTACTTACGACAATGTTCCTTTTACTGTTTCTTTAACTTCTGATATACAAGAATTTGGTGTTAATGGTGCAGATAATGAGGGCAAATTATATTACGAGTATCAATTTGATGTTGAAGAAGCTTTATAATGCAATACTTAATAAAGCATTGGGCAACAGTTGATGTTATAGCTGAAGAATTAGTTGATGAAAAAGATATTAATATTGTTAACAATAATTTAGGTAAGTATGAAGAACCATCAGATAAAGCAATTATTAAAGTTTTAAATATTAAAGTAAATAGGAGAACATACGAAGATGACAAGAAGTCTAACGACAGCATTAAAGACCGAACTAGCAACAAATGATATTAGACCATTTCATCTTCTTACACTTGGTTTTGGTACTGCTGTTAATATTACAGATTGTTCGTTTCCTTTAACTTCATCAATATCAGGTGGTTCAGTTACCTATTTAGCAAGTGATTTTATATTAGGTTTTGGTAGTTTTAACGAACAAGCAGACGTAACTAAATCAAGTTTAATAATATCTTTATCAGGTGCAGACCAAACATTTATATCAACTTGTTTAAATGAAAATGTAGTTAATGATGCTGTAACTATTTTTAGAGGTTTATTAGCAGATGACAATTCTATTATTGCAGACCCTTTTCTTTTATATGCTGGAAACATAGAGAGTTTTAGTGTGAATGAATCTGAAAAAGCAAGTGTTGTTAATTTAAACATTGTTAGTCATTGGGCAGACTTTGATAAAAAGAATGGTCGTAAAACAAACAATACATCACAACAAAGATTTTTTAGTTCAGATGTTGGAATGAATTTTAGTTCTGAAACAGTACAAGATGTTAAATGGGGTAGAGAATAATGGGTTTTGGTGGATTTGGTGGATTTGTAAGGTCGGCAATAAGTTTTGCAAGTAAAGCATTAAATATTAATCCTGTTGTTGGTTTAGTTATTACACTTGCAATAGCTTGGGTAATGCGACCTAAAGTTCCCGAACAACCTGACTTTGGAACTAATGATTTTGATAATTTTGAAAAAGGTATTTTATTAAACAAACAATCTAATGACGCAAATATTCCTGTAATTTATGGAACTAGAATGATTGGTGGAACTAGAGTCTTTATGGAAACATCAGGAACAGATAACACCTATTTGTATATGGCAATAGTTTTAAGTGAGGGAGAAATAAACGATATAACAGAAATTAGAATAGATGACAAAGTAATAACTTGGTCAGGTGATTTAGCAGATAATACTCAAAGAACAGTTGCTAGTAATGATGCTAATTTTTATAAAGACTCGACAAGTTTAATTACAGTTGAACCTCATTATGGAACTGATGGTCAATCTGCTTCAAATTTATTATCTACTTTATCTTCTTGGGGTAGTTCTCATAAACTATCAGGTCTTACATATTTAGCTTTAAGGTTTAAATGGAACGCAGACGCATTTACAGGAGTTCCAAAAGTTCAATCAATAGTACAAGGTAAAAAAGTAGTAGCTTATAATTCTAGTTCAGTTGCACAAACTGCGGCACATTCTGATAATCCAGCTTGGTGCTTATTAGATTATTTAACAAACGAAAGATATGGAAAAGGAATAGCCATAGCTAATATTGATATTCCAAGTTTTTATACTGCATCAGGAATTTGTGATACAGATGTTACTCCTTATGGCTCTGCAAGTGCTATTGATGTTATGGATTGCAACGCAATTATAGATACATCAAGCCCAGTTATAGATAATGTTAGAGAATTTTTAAAAGGTTGTAGAGGTTATTTGCCTTATGTTGGTGGTAAATATAAATTAATTGTAGAAACAACAGGTTCATCATCAATTACAATTACAGAAGATGATATAATTGGTGGTTATACTTTATCTAGTCCAACAAAAAATTCAAAATATAATAGAGTTATATGTTCGTTTGTTAATCCTGATAGAAACTATCAAGTAGATGAAGTTCAATTCCCTGAAATAGATGATAGTGGTTATGCAACAGCAGATAAACACGCAACCATGAAAGCAGTTGATGGTGGATTTTTATTAGAGGGAAGATTTGATTTAAAGACAATAACAAGTCCATATCAAGCTTTAGAATTAGCAGAAGTTATATTAAGAAGATCAAGAGAAGCATTAGGTCTAACAATCAATGTTAGCTTTAGTGCTTATGATATAGCCATAGGAGATATTTTAGGAGTAACACATTCTTCATTAGGATTTAGTAATAAACAATTTAGAGTATTAGGAATTAATTTTAATCCTGATTTTACATTAGGTTTAGATTTAATGGAACATCAAGACTCACATTATACTTGGGCTAGTAAAACACAAGTTGCATCAACACCATCTACTAATTTACCAAATCCATTTATTATCCAACCACCAGCAACTGTTACTTTAGATGATGAATTAATTGAATATAATGATGGCACAGTAATCGTTGCATTAAATGTAACAATAGGTGCTTCACCTGATAGTTTTGTTGACTATTATCAAGTGGAATATAAATTAAGTACAGATTCAGATTTTATTATTTATGCACAAGGTTCAGGATTAAATCATAGAGTCTTAAATGTAATTGACCAAAAAATTTACAATGTAAGAGTTAAAGCTGTAAATGGTTTTGGAGTATCATCAACATATGTAACAGCAACAAGAACAATAGTAGGTGCTATTGAACCACCACAAGATGTAACTGATTTTTCTTGTAATATTTTAGGACAAGAAGCACATTTAGGTTGGACACAAGTACCTGATTTAGATTTAGCTTTTTACCAAATTAGATATTCAACAGAAACAAATGGAACAGGAGATTGGGCAAACTCTGTATCTTTAGTAGAAAAAGTATCAAGACCAGCAACATCAATTACAGTTCCAGCTAGGGCTGGTACTTATCTTATTAAAGCATTTGATAAACTAGGGAATGCAAGTTCTAATGCAACAGCTATTGTTTCTAATGTTACAAGTATTCAAAATTTTAATTCTATTACATCAGTATCAGAACACCCTGACTTTGATGGAACACTAACAAATACAGCAATAGTAGATGACACTTTAAGATTAGATTCTTCAGAATTATTTGATTCAGCTAGTGGAAACTTTGATACAGAAACAACTAGATTTTTTGATTCAGGTCTTGCTAATGCAGACTTCTATGCAAGTGGTAATTATTTATTTGCAGATGTAGTTGATATAGGTGCTAAACATACTTGCAGACTTACAGCTACTTTAAAACAAACTTCTGATGACCCTGATGATTTGTTTGATAATAGATCAGGATTATTTGATTCTCAAAATTCAAGTTTTGATGGAGATACACCAGCTAATTCTAATGCACATATAGAGATTGCAACAAGTGATGATAACTCTACATTTACTGCTTTTCAAAATTTTGTAATAGGAAACTATACTGCTAGATATTTTAAATTTAGAGTTGTTTTAACTTCAAGTGATTTAGCTTCAACCCCTGTTGTTGAAGAAGTATCAGTTACAATAGATATGGAAGATAGAATATTTAGTGATAATGATATAAGTTCAGGTGCTGGAACTAAAACTGTTACATTTACAAACCCTTATAAAACTGTTAATTATGCAGTTGGTATTACAGCAGAAGATATGGCAACAGGAGATTTTTTTATTGTAGAATCAAAAACAATCAATGGTTTTAACGTAACATTCAAAAATTCAAGTGGAACAGCAATATCTAAAACATTTGATTTTATTGCAAAAGGGTTTTAAAAGGGATATAAGAAAACATTATGGCACAACACGATTATAATATAGCAAACGCATCTTTTCCTACAGTTAGATCAGACATTAATGATGTTTTATCTGCAATAAACACATCTAATTCAGGTTCTTCAAGACCAAGTGGTGCTGTCGCTGGAACAATTTGGTTAGACACATCAGGCGGTGTAACAGCACACGTTCTTAAATTTTATGATGGTGGTGCTGATATTCCTTTAGCAACAATTAACACCACAGCAAACACAGTTGATTTTACAGATTCAACAGTAACATTTGATATAGTCAATGACACCTCTCCCCAATTAGGTGGAAATTTAGATACTAATTCTCAAAATATTGTAATAGATGATGCACATGGAATATTAGACGAGAATAATAAAGAACAAATTGTATTTCAAACAACTGCTGATGCAGTTAATCAATTAGATATTACAAATGCCGCAACAAGTAATGCACCTCAAATATCAGCAACAGGTGATGATACAAATATAGATTTAAAATTAACACCAAAAGGTTCAGGTAAATTAAATTTAGATGGAATAAAATTTCCTAATGCAGATGGTTCAGCAGATCAAATTTTAAAAACTAATGGTTCAGGTGTTTTATCTTTTGCTGACGCATCAGGCGGTGGAACAGATTGGCAAGCAGTTATTACAGCATCTACTAAAACAGCAGTTGCTGGAGA